CATTATATATAAATAAATAAATAAATAAATAAATAAATAAATAAATAAATAAATAAATAAATAAATAAATAAATAAATAAATAAATAAATAAATAAATAAATAAATAAATAAATAAATTAAAAATTATTATTTAATTAATTTTTAAGTATCTGAAATGATTTTAATTTATTTTTAAATAAAAATAAATTAAAATTGACTAATATAATATTTATTAGGTACTTCTTGTCTTCTAATGGTAGTTTCATTAGCACTGTCAATCCAAACTGATGGTTGTGTGAACATAGTTTTGAATATTTCAGTTGCAAAAACTGGTTCATTTTCTTCTTCTTCTAATGTTCTGGGTAAATATTTATATATTACTTTTGGTTCTGTATTATTATTTGTAGTAAAATATAATATTAATAATACTATTCCTGTTATTAATATTAATATAAATATACCTTTTCCTAAATTCATTTATATACTAATATATTACTTTATTTTTTCAATTCAGAATAAATTTGATTTATAGTTTCTAGTTTTGATTGTAATTCTTTCATGTTATTTTTACTTTGTTCTAAATCTTCTTCTATTTTAATTTTATCACTATTAGCTGCTTTTAATTGTTTAGATACTTGATCATCATCTTCTACATCTTCTACATCTTCTACATCTTCAACATCTTCTACAGCATATTTATCTACTTTATCAGTTAATGACTCTTCAGATTGCATGGTGGGAACAATACCTGCTGGAGTAATTTCTGTATGTCCTAAACCAGTTCCTATTGGAGCATTCGTTTTACCTGTAACTACATTTGCACCTTTAAGTTGTTCTTCTTTTCTTTGTTTTTCAGAAACTTCCTCTTCTTTAAGAGTATCTTTATATGCTTTCATGTATTGATTTAGTGATTTTTCTCTATATACTGGATCTTCTTCAGTTTGCATATTAGAAATATCTACATCAAATGGTAACCATTTTCCAATTTCTCCAACAAAAATATTGTGAAATTTATCTAATTGTTGAAGTTTTTCAGAATGAGCTTTGGCATCTTCGTATTTTTCAAAAACACCTCTTACTTTAATACCCAGAATTTTTTGATCTTTATATTGTTCACGTTTATCTTCAGGAAAGCAATTAGGTGTTAACATGGAAATAACAGTAAAATTTTGCTTTTTTACCAAATGACTAAATGGTTTATCTTCATCGAGATAATCTTCTTCGGGTTTAAGACTTGACATAATTATAATAATTATTAATATTATATTGTTTAAATTACTTTAATTCTGACGAATTAAAGTTTCATAATGTATTGCATTATGAAGTTGTTAAGAGCTCTAGGTAGAGCCTCACACAACCCCTCCGGGTATAAATTGTATTTATTCGGCACTCACACAACTACCTCCGGTTTTTATTTTTAAAGTTTCATAATTTTATTTTAATAAAATATATATCTTATTAAAACAGTTTATACCCGGAGGGGTTGTGTGAGGCTCTATCTAGAGCTCTTAACAACTTCATAATGCGACGCATTATGAAACTTTTCAGATAAATTCTGAAAAGTTATTTATAAATTAGACAATGGAAAATTAAGATCTAAAATATACAAAGTAACAGAGCTAATCATGCATGCTATTAAAATAAATTGATTAATATTAATTTGAGAAAAATTAGTAACAATATATGATAACAAAATATAATTTAATATTATATTAAGTAAAAATTTTATAATTTTTATAAAAAAAATATAGTTACCATCTATAGCTGGAATAGAATCTCTTTGAAAATATTCAATTTGTTTATTCAACATTTATTATTTAATAAATAATAAATATATATTATTTTTAAAAATATATATTATCTATATTCAAAATTGTACTTTATTAATATTCAAAATTGTACTTTATTAATATTCAAAATTGTACATTATTAATATATATATATTTAAACAGATGGATAAAATTGCCATTTACAATCTTCACAAATTTTTTTCCACATTTCATCTTGAATTCTTAATTTTGTTCTAGATTTTAATAATGGGAAACATTTTACATAATTATCTAATTCAATTAATTGAAAAAATTTGTGTAATACATATGAATAACTTAAAAAGTTTATTCTATTTTTTGGACAATATTTTTCAAATGGTTCTTGTATTTTATCAAACATTTTTTTTAATTTTTCTTCAGTTTCTCTGTTTATAGTTGGTGCTGGTTGACCAGTTATTTTAGATATTATATACGCTATATGTTCATAATATTCATTTAGTTTAAGTTTTTTTAATATATTTTTTATTGTTTGTATTTGAGTATAATCAAGTATTTTTATTCTATTTTTTTTTAATTCATTTTTTATTATTTCTACTATGTTATCAGGTATTTCTGTTGATTCTTTAGCCTGGAATTGACTTAACCCTTTTTTGGACTATACCTTAAGCCGTATAAAAATAAATCTTATAAAGCCTACAACCATCTAGTCTCTGAACCTTATTCCAAATATACATTATGGAATCTTGGCTGCGGATTGATTCTATAGATTTTAATATTATTACCATTGGGTACGACTATTAATCGTGTTCCTTTAAAAAATTACTTTAATAAAGTGGTAATTAAAATCAGAATTGTTCCCGCAATTTGGATGTATCACATTAAACAATTTATATTAATATCTTAATTGTTTAACATTAGCTAACCCTTTTAAGATTAACTTTGACGAGCAGTTATAAAGTCTCCACTCGCAAAAATGATTTTTTCTTTTATATGGAAAAGTAGGTTTTTCAACCATTGGATCTTTATAGTTAGTAATTTCACTTTCAACAATACAATTTTCTACTTCACCACAATTCATACATACATATATACCTTCAGAATATATAAGAACTTTATCAATTTTACAATTTAAACATGGTCTATTTATTTTTTTCTTACTACTATATCCTTCTAATACTACTTTATAGTCTTCATATAATGCAGCTCTATCATATGTTACATTATTATCTCCAGAAGATGGTTGATTATTACCATTTATATAATTAAAAATATTATTATTATTATTATTAATCAAAGACTCAACATTTTTAATTCTTTTTTTTGTAATTTTTTTTTCTTTTCTCTTCTTTTTAGATAATTCATTTAATAAATCTAATTTACTCGATTTATTATTAAATATATCAATAAATGTATTCTCTATATCATCTCCTAAATTACTAGTAGATAAATTATCATTCATATTTATTATTTGTTTATTAATAATATTTTTATTAATATCATTAATATTATTATCTACATTTTCTTCTGGAATTTTTTCTGGAATTTTTTCTGGAATTTTTTCTGGAATTTTTTCTTGCAATTCCTTAGGATTTTGTCCATCAATTATGTCATAATAATTAAATAATATTTGATGAGTCTTAAAATAATATTCTATCTCGTCGTCGTAATTTTCTATTATATTAATATCATCTTCTAATTTATTAATTTCATCTAATATTTTAGAACGAATAATAATATAGTCTTCTATACTTGGAGTAACATCTAATTCTACTAAATCATTCCTTAATTTTTCCAATTTCTTTTGTTTTTTAGGACAGTCTTCTCTTTTTTTGTTAATAGAATCAATTTTTGTTTTGTGAATACTGTCTAAAGTGTCAATGTTTGATAAATATTTAATTTTATCTGGTTTAAATTTAAACTGACAATTATTCATATATATTATGATTAAATATAAAGATCTTTTAAATTAAAAAAAATTTCTATATAGATTTAATATTAATTTACTCAAAATATATAAAATATTTTTTGTTAAAAAATATTTTTTTTTTTCTAAGTTTATATTATATAATAACACATGGGTGGTGGTTTAATGCAATTAGTCGCTTATGGCGCACAAGATGTCTATTTAACAGGCAATCCTCAAATTACCTTCTTCAAAGTCGTATACCGTAGATACACTAACTTTGCTATCGAAACCGTCGAATTATCATTAAATGGTACTGCCGATTTCGGTAAACGTGTAACTGTCACTATTACCAGAAACGGTGATCTTGTTACCAGAATGTATTTACGTATTGAATTAGGTCAAGTAACCATGAATAACTATCCTCAAGATGAACTCGCCAGAAACCAATATTTATTCGCTTGGGTCCGTGAAATTGGTAACTTTATCATTGATAACATCCAATTCGAAATTGGTGGCTCACAAATTGATAAACACTGGGGTCACTGGATGAGCACTTGGCACGATCTTACCAAAGATATTAACACTGAACCTGCCTACAATGCCCTTGTTGGTAACGTTCCCGAACTTACCGCTTTAAGACACCCTGATTCTCAAGGCAACTTCACCAATGATTACGTTTTATACGTTCCCTTAATCTTCTGGTGCAACACCAACTCTGGCCTTGCTCTTCCCCTTATCGCTCTTCAATACCACGAAGTCAGATTATGGATTGAATTCAACCAATTCAACGAATTAATCTGCTACTCCAATAACTTAACTCTTAACAGATTAGGTAATGGTATTGGTGTCTTCCAAGACGCTTCATTACTTGTTGACTATGTCTACATTGATACTGAAGAAAGACGTCGTTTCGCCCAAGTTGGTCACGAATACTTAATCAACCAATTACAATACACTGGTGCCGAAGCCGTCAACAACAACCCCTTAAGAATTAAATTAGGATTCAACCATCCTACCAAAGAATTCATCTGGTCACTCCGCTCAGGTGATTACATCTCTGGTAACTCACCATTCTTATGCTATGCCCCTACTGATGATTGGACCCTTGCTCTTGACTACGCTGCTACCAACGTCATCACTGGCTCAGTCACTGTTGGTGACGCTGCCCCTGGTCCTACCCCTGCTGCTGCCCCCGAAGTCAACATCAGCTCATCATTATACGACCAATGGAACACTGTCAACCCTGTTTCCACCAACACCAGAAACAGCTCCAAATTCAGCGTTTTCACCTTCCAACCCGGCCAAGGTGTTGATGATGCTCAACCTCCTTCATTCTATGCTAAATTATTATATTCTCAAGTTAACCCCACTGTTGATACCACCAATGTCAACTTCAAATTCCGCAGAGATGTATTATTAAACCCCCAATCTTTAAGCTACAATCTTGGAGACTACATCCAAAAATTCGCTATCATTGTTTACTACACCACTGTTAACGCTGATGGCACTGGCAAAGTTGGCACTTTAACTTACCAAGTTAAACCATGGGAACACACCATTGATGTCCGTGATGTATCATGCCCTCTCTCATCCTGGGTTGATAACCGTTACAGCGCTGGTAACTCCACCAACGGCTATGCTGATATGGATATCTGGGCCCGCTTATGGACCGTCTCTGGTATCCTCATCAACAACAAATACAACCCTGTTCAACACGGTCTCATCCAACTCAACGGACACGATCGCTTTGACCAACGTGAAGGAGCTTACTTCAATCTTATCCAAACCTACGATTACCACAGCTCCACCCCTCAACCCGGTGTCAACGTCTACTCCTTCGCTTTACACCCCGAGCAACATCAACCAAGCGGCACGTGCAATCTTTCTCGTATTGATAACACAACTCTTGTTCTTAAATTATACACTGATGTCCCATACCCCAACCCTGCCAGAAACCCTCCTCCTCTCTCCATTGTTGGACCTTCATCTGAATTATTCATCTATGATACCAATTACAATGTATTAAGAATTATGTCAGGTATGGGTGGGCTTGCCTATAGCAATTGATTTTGTGACATATTATTATGTGACATATATTATTTATTTAAAAATATCATTCTTAGATTCTTTTTTCAGTTAATTTAATAATTTAAATTATTAAATTCTAATATAAAAATGTGTGACAAAAATATGTGACAATAAATTTTTTTACCATAATAAATTAGATAATTATTTATTATTATCTCTTTTTTCTTTTAATTCTTTTGCTCTTTTTTCGATATAATCTTTATTTTGATATTTTTCTTTTTTTCTTTCTCTTTGTTTTTGTTTTCTTAATCTAGCATCTTCTCTAATTTGTTCAGGAGTTTTTTTATTTAAATGTTTATTAATTGTTAGACCAAATTCTTTATTTTCTGTTTCTTTTTCTCTTTCTCGTTGTTTTCTTTTTCTAATTCTTGCTTCTTCTTTAATTTGTTCAATTGTCTTGATTATTTTTTGTTTTTTAGATTTATTTAAATTATTATTATTGGAACAATTATTATTAGAAATAACAGATTTTTCTGATTCATTTTCTGATATATAGTCATCATCTGAATTGTAAAAATCCAAATCATATTCATCTAAATTATCTTTATTATCGATAGTTTCATTTAAATCATCATCAGAATCTATAAATTCGCCGGGTTTCAGGAGCTTTTGTGCGAATGACAAGCCGGCGGTAGCCTGATCATGGTAATGATCATCAACCCTTTGGGTATCCTGAGCCGCAATGATCTGGGTGGAGCATGTGCGTTGGATACCAGATAAATCATTTGTTTTAAGAATAATTTCATTAACTCGAAGTTTTGTATTAATTGTTTTTAAATGTGATAGTTTGTAATTTTTAATTTTAATCAGTTTTTCAAAGAAACATTTTACACTTAATTTTTTCTTCATAAAATTACATTCTCCACAACATGTTTCTACATTATCAATTGTATAACCTAAATCACTATTTAATCTATCTAACCCATTAATATGATTGTCATCATATACTTTTCCACAAACATAGCAATTATTTATAACTAAATCATAAAATACGACTTCTTCTAGTTCAAATTTTATATTATTTTTTTTAGCTCTTGTTTCATAATTTTTAAACGATATTGTAAAATGATTTGCAAAAAGTTTTGGATATAATTTTCCTTTAATATACCCTTGGTATGTCAATATATGTTCTACTCTTTTTAAAAATATATCATCAGTCAAGCATCCCTTTATAAAATTACAAACATAGCAACAACTTACTGTGTTATCTTTTGTATAATCTTTTGTAGAATCCTTTCTATCAATACCATTAAATCCTTTATCTTGTAATTCTCCACAATAATAACAATTTTGTTTGACCAAGTCAAAATATTCTTCATCTTTTAATTCAAATTTAAGATTTTTTTTAGAAGCAGATCTTTTATATACATTTAAATATAATACTACATTTTCTCTCTTTCTTTTATTCATTTCTTTAACTTTATCTGGATTTTTATCTCTCCATGCTTTAACTGATTTAGCATTATTTGATAAAAATAAGTCAATATCTTTCTCAATTTTTCTACCACGATAATTCATCCAATATTGAGCACATTTGTCATGATTGTTTTCATTCCATTCTTTTTTTGATTGTAATCTTGATTCTTTTTTATCCTTTTCTTTTCCTTTATCTCTACAAAACTGACATTGTTTTGCTTCTTGTCTATTTGTATCAGAAATAAAATATTTAATTGGATAAATCAAATTACATCTATCGTTTGTACATTTTTTTAAATAATTATTTAAAGTAAATTTTATTAAATTATTATTTGAATCTAAAAAACATTTCATATGTCTTATAATTTTATTAATTATTTTATCGTATTTTTCAATGTTAAAGTTTATTTCATCCATTAATACTGATTTTTCTTTAATATTATTATCATTAATTTTATCTTCTTTTAAATCATTAGTTATTTTAATATTGATAATTTTTTCATTTACTTTATTTTTATCATCTTTCTCTTCAATATTAACACCATTCCTTTTTTTATGATCATTCTCTCTATCTTTTTTCAAACAGTTTTGACACTTTGAAAAATTATAAGTTTTATTAAGTTGATTTCTACAACCTCTTTTGTAATTATAACAAACTTTTTTATTTAATTTTTCTGTTTCTTCTTTAAAATAATCAATTTGATGTTTTAAACAGTAATCATTTAAATCTGATTTACCATACGTACAATTTTCTTTTTTACATAATATTTTTTCTGTTTTATACTTTAATCTATTGTTTTTTCCTCTATTAATGCAATTATTACACGTTTGAATATCCTCAAGATAATGCCATTTATTACAACCCTTACATAATGTTAAATTATTTAATTGTATAGATGTATAATCATTTAAATATTCATGAAATGAGCAATAATCTATATTTGATAATTTGTTATTTCGACAGGTTGAACCATATCTATCTTTTCCGTTACATTTATACTCCATTATATTTTTATTAAATATGGATTTAAATTTAAAATAATTCAATTTTTTTCTTTAAAAATAATTATAAATATATATTATAGAAAGTAAACATATAAAAGAATTAACAACAATATATAAAAGTTACTTGAAAAATATCAGAAATCTGTTAAAAGTTGGTGTATTTCAAAATCATGATTAATATTAATTAACGATAAATTAAAAGCTGCTAAAGATAAAATATTAGAACTTAATATTTTAAATTAATAAATGATATATTTTTATAATTATAACGTGTTATATATCATGTATATTTAACATCTTATAATAATAAATATTAAAAGTATAATAATAAATATTAAAAGTATAATAATAAACAAATTAAAATAATAAAATTTTTTAATTATAACGTCTTTTATATTATGCCTTTTTTTTGTTCTTGAATGATAAGAATTTTTGATTATTAAAAATACTCATTAATAGGAAGTATTTCTAGTAATATTCGTAAGAATAGATAAATTAAAAAAATTAAAAAATTGATAAAAATACTTAATAATTAAACTTTAAAAAAAAATCTGGTTAATCATGACAATTTATAGTAATTATTTTTATTTTGGTATAAAATGCTACGCATATGAATTTTTAAAAGCCGAAATTAAATTACGGACAGAACAGGGTCTTTTATCATTTGAAAAAAATAAATTAAATATTGAATATAATCCTGAAGATGATTATAAAATTTTAGAACAAAACATTATAGAAAATAAACTAGAATTAAATGAAGAATTAGAAGAAATTTTTAATTCTAATTCTTCATTGTATCGAGTTAAATATAATTTTAAACAAACAAAAATTATACAAAAATATGAAAATATAAAAATTGGTGCAATACCATTTTGTTATTATAAAGGAAAAATAATTGTAGGAGTTTTTTTGGGAAAATTTATGATTGCTGCAACAAAAAATTGTTCTATTAAAAATAAGGATTTTCCAAAATTACCGGATGATTTATCTGAAGAAACAAAAAAACAAGTAATTAAAGATGTATTAGAAATTTTTCCAGATAAAAATGAAGAAGATTTTAATTATTTTCAAATACCAAATGATTGTGCTTATTGTAGTTAATTTTATTTAATAATATAAACATTAGTTTTATTTTTACTATTTTTTTATTACTAAAAATTGATATGATTAATTAATGAATTAAAAAAACATGAATATGTAAATAATGGTGTATATTTATATTTTAGAACTTGAAAATTATAAATATTATGTTGGTAAGACAACTAATCCAGATTTTAGAATAGATTCTCATTTTAATTCAAACGGTAGTGCATGGACTAAAAAATATAAACCAATTAGATTAAATCAATTAATACCAGATTGCGATGATTATGATGAAGACAAATACACTAAAATTTATATGGATAAATATGGAATTAATAATGTTAGAGGAGGAACTTATTCACAAATTAATCTGGATGAAAATACAATTGAAAGTTTATTAAAAATGAATCAAACTGTTACTAACAAATGTTATTTGTGTGGAAAATCTGGACATTTTGCAAAAAACTGTCAAAAGGATGAACTTAAATATGAAAATATATTTTCTTGCGAATATTGTAATACCAGATTTACAAATCAAATTAAATATTATGAACATGAATATAAATGTGGAAAATCAGGACATTTTGCAAAAAACTGTCAAAAGGATGAAGTTAAATATGAAGATATATTTTCTTGCGATTATTGTGATACAGAATTTACAAATAAAACTAAATTTTATGAACATGAATATAAATGTTCAAAAATATTTAAAAATACTTGTTATAAATATGGCAGTGAAGATCATAATATTAATACATGTTATTCAACAACAGATGTTAATAATAATGAATTAAGTAAGAGTGAAGAAGAAATAGAAGTTTTTTGTTGCTATTATTGTGATAAAGAATTTGATTCATTTAAAGGTGCAACATATCATGAAAATTTTCATTGCAAATCCAAAAATAATAAATCTAAAAGTAGTAAACAAATAGAAGTTTTTTGTTGCTATTATTGTGATAAAGAATTTGATACATTAAAAGGTGCAACTTGTCATCAAAATTTGTATTGTAAATTTAAAAATAATAAATCTAAAAGTATTAAAGGAAAAAGTAAGAAAAATATATGTTATAAATGTGGAAGAGATGGTCATTATAGCTATGATTGTTATGCTTCTAAACATGTTAATGGAAGATATTTAAATTAATTTTTATAAAAATACATATTTATCGTATTTTTAATATCCAAATTTTTTTACGATAATCTTTATATCCTAAAATTCTATAAATATTTTTATAAATAGAATCAACAATATTACAAATTTCTTTTTTTTCATTAACATCATCTGTATTATTCATAACTTTTATCATATTTGTTAATAATATCTTTGGATTAATTATATTATTATCTTTAATATAATTATAAAAATATTTTTTATAAACTTTATTTGTTTTTTTATTTTTATTTATTTTAACTTTTTCAATAATTTTAAATAATTCATCATTTGTAATAGTTTTATTTAATTTATAATTATTTCTATTATATTTAAAAATATCATAATCTTCTTCATTATTTGGTCTAAATCCATATTTTGCATAATATGGTATACCATGTGTTATAGTTCTTAAATATATTAATTGTAAACCAATACCATAACACATCTTTTTAGATATATCTGTTAATTCTATTTGTTTAATATGTGAGAATAATTTGTTTTCTTTTACAAGTTGTATTATGATTTGCATTAATATATCACCAACTTTAAATTTATATCTATTATCTTCACTTTTAATAAAATCATCTTGATTTGAAATTGATTGAATATATAATGTATTCTCTTTACTATTTTGTGTATCAAAAAATAAAAACATACAATTATCATTAGTTTCAGTTAGATTTAGAAATGATATTTGTTTTTTATTATCATCATATGGAACTATAGTATCTATATGATATTCGTATGTTTTCCCATCTTTTAATTTAATCATTTGTTTTTTACCACCAACTTGTGATTTAAAATACAATTTACTTTTACTATGTATCATTAATCCTTTTGATAATCTACAATCTCTATTTATTATCTCCAAAATATTTTCTGTTTCTTCTACATAATGTAAATATTTAAATTTATTATATACTGTTCTAGCAATAAATACTTCCATACATATAATATATTAGATAAAAAAATATATTTATCTAAAGAACTTATTCAAAAGGTGGTTTTTTAAGATCAATAAAATAACTTATACCACTTACATCAAATAATAATAGATTATCAATTATATTTTTTTCTTTACCTTCTAAATATATACAATTATCACTTTTTTTTAATAATTTTTTAAAAAATTTCATTATTGATTCATTTTCATATTTATTATAAATAGCTTTTATTTTATCATCAATGTCTACGTCTATTATTTTTTTTTTCTTTTAATATACTTGTTTTTGTTATTGTAAGTATTTTATAATTTGCTATTATTTTTATGTTATTTGCTTCATTTATTTCTAATTTTTCACTATTATATGGCTTAAAATTATGTTTTATATGCCATGGAGCTCCATCTCGTAATGTATTTAATAACCATAATTTTATTTGTTTATTTTTACATGTTTTAACACTATTATCTTTAATTTTTATTATTTTTATATCATATTTTTCTTGAATACTTTTTATAAAATCTATTGCAATTTCTAATAATAAACTTCCACCTCCAGATATAAGTTTTCCTACTACAGGACATGTTTTTTTCATGCTTATTTGATGAATATCTGCACACATTTCTTCTTTTTCATTTTTTGATATTATTATAACTAAACATTCTTCTTTTTGATCTAAAGTATTAAGTGAATAATGTATTTGATCACCAAAATCAATTTTATCAAATATAATTTTATGTCCTCTATATACAAATTTTCTTTTTTCTTTTACTGCATCACTACCTGCGCCTTTCATGAAATGTAATTCATGTTCAATCTGATTATATAAGTTATTTTCGTCTTTAATTATTTCATGTATTAACCTTGCTTGAATTCGGTTATAACCAAATTTATCATATATCAACATATTGTTAATATATAATATGTATATAAAAAAATAGTTTGATTATTTAATAAATATAATATATATATATGAATTACAACCAAAAATACTTAAAATATAAGGAAAAGTATTTAAAATTAAAAAATCAAATTGGTGGGAGTATTAATTTAGATAGTAGAGAATATGAAACAGGTACTGAATATAAATTTGCTTCAGGTCAAAATTTTAAAAATCCAAATAACTATCCATGGCTTGAAAATTTAAGATTCGAAAATATTGATCAACTTGGATTTTCAGAAAAACATCCAGGTTATTATTTTGAAATTAATTTAATACAAAATAATACTTTTGATAGTGGATTAGCGAATATATATAGTTTAAAAATACATGAAACAACTACAGATTTTATTATACCAGATTCACAATTGAATGATAGAAGTTTTTTTCTGCCAAACAATATAATTAAAAAATATCAAATTAATACTACTAATGGAGAAGTAACTTCTGAAAAATATAAGAATTTTTTTAGAAGTGTTAAAATAATTCCAATAGAGTATTTTTCTGGTATTAATAGTGGTTGGTTAATACGATTAGAAAAGAAATAATATCATAGCTTTTTAATAAAAACTGCTTCCAAATATCTTCTATATCCAAGTAGCTCAAAAATTTTAATATAAATCTTCTCAATAATAAAACAAACTACTGACTTTATATATGGATCTTGATTTATTTCAAATAATTTTTTAATAAAAATATTAACTGGTTTATTATTACATTCATTTATTATTGGTATGATATATTTTTTATAAATTTTAATATGTTTTTCATTATTAATATTATTTAATATTAATTCATTAATTTTAATAGTATTTAATAATTGTTGTTTATTAAATATTTTTTTATTATGATTATAAACATCAATATCATCATCATATTTTGGTTTAAACCCATATTTACAATAATATGGTTCACCTTTTGTGAGTGTTTTAATAACTCTTAATATTAATGCATGATGATGTTGATAATTAGATTGCCATTCTATGTGTTGATCAGGATATGTTTTCATACATTTTAGTGTGGAATTATCTTTTAATTCAATATACTTTATTTTAGGCTTTTTATCTAAACATATATTTATGATAATTATCATTAACATTTCTCCAATTTTATAATCTTGTTTTCTATTGGCACATAGTAAACAGTTATTATAATCACCAATACTTTGAATACTTACTATTTTTCTTTCATAATCGAAATTCAATATCGCACACATTATTGATTGTTCATTAATATCGTCGACTGATACAAACTTTATAGTATGAGTTTTACCTTTTATATCTGTACTATCTCCATGTACTAATCTAGCTATGTATTTATTGTCACCAACTACAAATTCTTCTAAATTAGTATCTTCATCTCCACCACCTATTATTGATTTAGATTTAGAATTAAAATTAATTTCTTTTTTAATAGTTCTTTTAATTCTAAAATTATGTAACTGTAATAATCCAAAGTAACTTAATAAATCATTATATTTTTCCATAGTAAAATTATATTTTATTATTTCATGGGAAAATTTTATTAAATCCATTATCTTAATATAATTACTTTATATAAAAAAGATAATTATTTAATTTTAATATTTTACAGGTTATTGCCAATAATAATATATGGTTTAATATTAAGTTTATCTTTAACATAAACATACATGCCTAATAGTGAAGATATTTCTTCATATAAATCTTTATTTTCTTTAGCAGATACATGTTTACAATAACATTCATTAATAACTTTTTTTAATGTTTCTGCATTTATTTGAAATAATTCTTTTCCAGAATAAACTTGATTTTTTTTCAATAATAATTTAATGCATTTTTCAATTAATAATGGATTTTTAACTAAAGCTAGATATTTAAGTTCTACTTCTTTTATTCTTCCAACATTATAATTTCTCAATCTTTCTACTATCTTACTAGATTTACCAGCTTTTAATATATTTGGTTTTCGTTCATCGGCAGCAAAAAAATAAATTGTATCCATTCCAGCATAAATTTTAAGATCTTTTTTATTATTCATTGCTTGATATATAACATGTTGATTTTCAGTTATAAATTCTCTTAATTTCGTAAAATACATTCTTACTACTTCTGATTGATCACTATCACCACTCATTGCTAACTTTTCAAAACAAGCATAGTTTAACATATAAATAATATTATTTGATATACCGGTTTTAATACGAATAAAATCAACATTCTCAATGAATCTTTTTGTTTTTGAATATGCATTATTTAATCTTTTTCTTAAATTTATTAAACCTATTCCTAAATATGTAGCAACATTGCTATCTTTAATATCAAAATCAAGTTCGCCTCCTATTTTAAATTTTTTAAAAAAAGTATCAATGAAATCTTCATCAATATTTGTATTCTCTTTTAATAATTTAATAAAAATACTATCTTTTTTTTTCATTATATATAAATATATAATAGATTATTAATATTAAATTAATTTACTGGATGGGACCCATCCAGTAAATATTGTTATATAAAAATATAAAAAATATTTTGTAATATTTTATAAAAATAATTATATCAACCAAATTAAATGGAAGAAGTATCTATTAGTAAATTAGTATTTAATAAATTTAAATTTTATGATAAAGAACTTAGACAAAATATATTAAATATTATATATAGAAATATAACTAAATCTAAAGGATATCTACATAAAACCTCTGGAAAATTAAATTTTAAAGTTCAAATTGGTGGTAAAAAACAAAAAATTAAATTAGAAAATAATAAAGTGTTTGAATATCATATTGATGGTTTTACACCTATAGATAATGATCAAATAATGATAAATTTTTTAAATATAAACGAAGATTTTGAAAATTGCATGTTTATACTATATGATAGTAAAGAAAGTGGTAAAAGTAAAATGATAATTGATGGTATTCTAAGTAGAGAAGATTGTATTAAATGCCAAGATGATACATATAAATATAAAACAGGTGATATATTAATGCAAATAATTATAAAACTAGTAAAAGAATCAGAAATATTTTCACATATACAAAAAATAGAATTATCAGATATATCTAAAAAGAAATGTTATAATACTGATTTAGAATTAAAATATTTAAGAACCATGACTCATGGTATACCATATTATGCAAAATATGGATTTAGACCAAAAGAAACTAATGAATCTAAATTTTTTAGAGATAATAGAGAAAATTATGAATTAAATAAAAAATTATTAAAAAGTGATTTTATTCAAATAATAAAAAGTAAAGAATTTGATGAAAAAACAATTAATGTTTATAAAAAATATTTTAAATCATATATGCAAGATGATTTGATAGATGCAAGAAAAATGTTAATTAAAATTATTAGTTTAATAGATAATGATAAAGTTGATAGAAATGATAAAAAATATTTATGTAAAATACTA